ATGAGACAGCAAACAATGATAAGTTTTATTGGAGGAAAGATCCTAGAGTTCAGAATGTTAAGGCAAATGTCTCCAAGTATAAGGAGATGAGACCTGTATTTGAAGGTGTGGACTATGTGTTCCACCTAGCAGCAGAGAGTCGTCTTCAACCTGCCATTGAGAACCCTATCAACGCAGTGAAACAGAACTGTGTAGGTACCACTGTGGTTCTACAGTGTGCTCGTGAGGCTGGTGTGAAGAGAGTTGTATACTCCTCTACATCATCTGGTTATGGTGGTAATCCATGGCCTAATAAAGAGACACAACCTGATGATTGTCTGAACCCATACTCCGCATCTAAGATTGCAGGTGAGAAGTTCTGTAAGATGTATACAGACCTGTATGGGTTGGAGACTGTATCATTACGATACTTCAATGTCTTTGGTGAAAGGTCTCCTTCTGTCGGCCAATATGCACCAGTCATCAGTATCTTCCAACGTCAGGCAGAATGTAAGGATGCACTCACTATTGTTGGTGATGGATCACAGAAACGTGACTTTGTTCATGTAAAAGATGTAGCCCGAGCGAACTATCTGGCAGCTATCATGCCCATCTATGAGATGTTGGGTGAGGTATTCAATGTAGGTAGTGGTAAGAACTATTCTATTCAGGAGATTGCTAACGCCATCTCTGATAATCAGATATACTTACCTGAACGTTCTGGTGAAGCCACCACCACTCTTGCTGATATAACTAGGATTGGTGAAGTCATTGGATGGAAACCTGAAATCGATGTAATGAATTGGATCTATGACCAGAGATAAGAATAAGTCAAAGTTTAAGTTAGAAGGTATCCCTCATATCTACTACATCAATCTGGATGATCAAACAGAGAGACGTGAGTATATGGAGGAACAGTTTAATCACTGGGGTATCACAAACTATACTAGGGTTTCTGCATACGATGGCAGAGAGGATGACCTCGGTGATATTCTGAAGGGAAGATATCCTGAAATGGTATCCTCAGGAGAGGTGGGTTGTGTGACCTCCCACCTCAAAGCCATCAAAGAGTTCTATGATAGTGGTGAACCCTATGCAATCATGATGGAGGATGATTGTAGTTTAGATCTGGTTCAGTTCTGGAACTTTACTTGGAAAGATTTCTTTTGTAAGATTCCCTATGATTGGGATGTAGTTCAGATTGCAATTATCTGTACTGGTGATATCACCGTAAAGATTCACAAGAGATTTGTGAATGAGTTTTCTACTGCATGTTATGTTATTACACGTCATCATGCAGAGAAGATGATTCGTCTTCATTGTCGTAAGGACAAATATAAACTAGATAATGGTGTACGTCCACGACCTGTTGCCGATGACTTGTTATATAATTCGGGTAATACATATGCTCTCCCGCTTTTGCTTTATCACATCCCTCTTGGGTCTAGTATTCATCCTGAGCACGTTGACGCCTTCCACAAAGGAAACTACGACGCCCAATGGAATTTCTGGTCCCAACGAGGAGCTCAACTTTCAATCGACGATCTAATGAACTATGATCCCTACTTTGGTAGAGTTTCGGGATCAACAAACTTGACAGAAGAACAATAGTAGAGTATAATAAATAAATCCAGTTACAAATGTAACGGACTATAACAAAACACCTCCGCAAACTTGAGAAGTTTTGGTTAGCACACACAGGGACATGTCGAGTCCCTTCCATCTGCGGGTAACCATTCCGCAAGTAAATTAGAGGTATCTAAAATGATTAAATCTGTATTCGCAGCCGTCGCTGCTACCCCCTTTCTCGCTAGTGCTGCAGTTGCTGGCCCCTATGTGAACGTAGAAACCAACGCTGGTTGGGTTGGTGATGATTACCAAGCCGCAACGACTGACATTCACGTAGGCTATGAGTCTGGTCTTGGTGAGTCCGCCGCTTGGTATGTCCAAGGTGGTCCCGCTCTGGTAAGCGTTGACGGTGAAGAGACAGAAACCGAGATCTCCGGTAAGGCTGGTCTGGGTGTTGATGTTACGGAGTCCGTAAATGTCTATGGTGAAATCTCCTTCCTGACTGCTGACAACTCCTTCGATGAAGATCTGGGTGTTGGTGCTAAGGCTGGTGTTAAGTGGTCATTCTGATCTCACTGTGATATAATATGGGGAACCTTCGGGTTCCCTTTTTTATTGCTTATACAACTATGAAAAAGTATTTCCCCCTATTAGTTCTACCTTTCCTTGTATTTTGTGGAGGTAGTCAAGCAGAAGAAGTAGTATCAGAGGAAGAACAGAAACCAATTCCCCCTACCTATTGTATTCGTTCTGCAGAAGAAACAGAGAACGGTACTATCCTGGTAGATATACCTGGGTATCCATATGGCCAAACAGATCCTATCCATGAAATTAGTAAAGAAGGATATGAATATATCACCACTGGTCCACAAGGATCCTTAGAAGATTGTCCTGTAGATGACCCTCGTATGGGGTTGCAACCAACTGAGATTGAATGGATGGATGGGAGTGTCACTAATTTAACTGTTACATCTAATTGACAAAACTTTATATTTCCTATATAATATATACATATCTTTACAATAGATAAAATGACAGTCACTAGTAATGAGTTCGGGCAACAGAATATCTTTGCCAAAGAACCTCAGATGGTAGTTGAGGATTACAATCGTAAAGGTTTGGATTCTCCTCAGCAATACGCTGAGAGATACAATGGCCGTTGGGCGATGATGGGTATTGTATCTGGATTCCTTTCCTACGCGATTACAGGTAACTTCTTCTTTGGTATCTTCTGATATTAAGATAAACACACTTGTATATTTTGTATTTGTGTGTTATATTATAAATGACTATCTTATTTACCGATGTTATTTAATGTCACTGTTCGTACCCCAGCTGGTATTGAAGAAACCATCAGTGTCGAAGAAGATCAATACATTCTCGACGCTTTAGAAGAAGCAGGAATCGATGTTCCATATTCATGTCGAGCCGGTGCATGTTCATCTTGTGCGGGTAGAGTAGTGAGTGGAACTGTCAATCAAGAAGATCAATCTTTTCTTGATGACGATCAAATAGAAGCAGGATTCGTCCTCACTTGTGTGGCTTATCCAACTTCTGATTGTATAATCGAAACTGAAAAAGAGGAGGAACTCTACTAATGTCTTGCAATCTCCGTAAAGTATTGTTGGATGCACTTCGTGACGAGGCAACGGGTAACATTCAAAAAGCAAAAGCTAATGTTGAAGTATATCTACATCACCCTGTAGGTATTGGAGAACACCCGGATGTTGTAGCTGCTATTCAAGATCAGCTTGATATCATTGCACACGAAGAAGAACGTATCCAGGTTATAGACAAACACTTTTTAGAACACAATTAACTAGAGGAAAAAACAATGAACGAATCAGCAGAAAAGCTTAATGGCCGTGCAGCAATGATCGGATTTGTTGCAGCAGTTGGTGCATACCTGACCACCGGACAGATCCTTCCCGGAGTATTCTGATGGGATTTGTAGTAGCAGCATTTGTGCTACTGATTCCAATCGCAGTAGTGGCATACAACTCATGACTTACGATTGGGCCGTGCTCCAAACTTTAATCTTTATCATCACTCCCTTCTTTGTTATGTTGGCTTTGAGTAGTGAAGATGGAGATGACGATGATGATATGGGACCAGGTATGATGGTCCCAGCATATCAAGGATCCCAATAGGGATCTTTTTTTTATGTTATGATATATAATAAAGAAATAATAAAGAACATGACACTAGAGTACTACAAGAAACAATTAAAAGAGACAGCAGAACAACTGTCAGTAAAAGGTAAAGGTATTCTTGCTGTAGATGAATCGACGAAAACTATTGGTAAAAGATTATCAGATATTGGAGTAGAAAATACAGAGGAAAATAGACAGTCTTATCGTGGTATGTTGTTCACCACTCCTGACTTAGGTAATTACATTAGTGGTGCAATCTTATACGAAGAAACACTCTATCAAAATCATGTTGATGGTGAAAGTATGGTTGATAAACTCAATAAACAAGGTATCATTCCAGGAATTAAAGTTGATAAAGGATTGAAACCATTACCTGGAGCTTTGGATCATGAGACATATTGTTCCGGTCTAGATGAATTAACAGAGAGAGCTTCTGATTATTATGTTCGTGGTGCAAGATTTGCAAAATGGAGAGCAGTTTTACAGATTACAAAAGATGGTCCATCTAGTCTTGCAATACAAGAAAATGCTTGGGGTCTTGCAAGATATGCTCGTGCAGTTCAGGAAGCTGGATTAGTTCCTATCATTGAACCAGAAATACTTATGGATGGGGATCATGATATCTTAACTACATCTGAGATACAGGAAAAGATAATTAAGGAAGTATACTTCGTTTGTCAACAAAATGGTGTGTACTTAGAAGGAACACTTCTAAAACCATCCATGACAGTTCCAGGTGCCGATTATAAAGGTAAGTCTGATCCTAAAACTGTTGCACTTGCAACAGTAACTACACTACTAAGATCAGTTCCTGCCGCTGTACCAGGTATTGTATTTTTGTCTGGTGGTTTGAGTGAAGAAGAAGCATCTTCATATCTAAATGAAATGAATCTTCTTGCTGTTGATAAACCATGGAATCTATCATTCTCATATGGTAGAGCATTGCAACACTCATGTCTTAGAGCATGGGGTGGTAGTAACGAGAAAACAGGTCAGGAATCATTACTCGAACGTGCGAAAGCAAATTCTATGGCTTCATGTGGTGTCTATGAATCTCAAGGATCTAGTGAGTCACTATTTGTATCAGATTACAAGTATTAATTCTGTAAATTCTAAATACAGGTGCCACACCACTAAACCATGGAAGAGAAGAAACCAGTTGAAGAAAAGAAGAAAGGTCTTCTAGGAAAGATCAAAGAAGCTACAGATGATAAGGAAGAACAACTAGTAATTTTATCTACATTTGTAAGATTAGGTATCTTGATTTGGTCAGGAGGTATTCTTACATTGGCATATGTTGATCTCCCACCAGCACTTCAGATTCCAAAACAAGATCTGGATCCGACTTTCATTGCCTCGGTTTTCACAGGTGTTTTAGCGACGTTCGGCGTTCAGACAACTAAGAAGGGTGCGATGAATGGTGGAGGTGGAGGAATCACCAAGGCACAGATGGAAGATATTATGTCTAAGAGTAACGGCAATGCTCAGGTTATTCGTATTGAACAAGCACCATTAGTCATCTCTGCAGTTGAACCAAATGACTCCAAGGATACGGCAAACAAGAAGTCCTAATAATGTTATAAAGGAGATTCCACCATCAATCGTAAGTGAAGTAGAGGTGCCCTCTGTGTTGGCACCTTCTCTTCCTGTTGTGAGGGGTATTAGTCCTCCAGTAGTTAGGGTTCCTAATCCTACTATAGAGTATCCTCAGATACAGATGACTAGACCTACACCGACTGTTGAGGAAACTCAACCAGCGGCTCCTGGTGTACCATCAAATCCTGAGCAAACTAAAGGGGAAACTCCAGTAGATACTAGAGACTTACCTATCACTCCACAGATACCACCAACTCCAGAAATCCCCACACAAACTCCTACAATAAACGTAGGAGGACTGGATATACCTTTACCTGATCCAGAACCATTGGTTGCTGCAGGATCTCTTGCTGTGGTTACTACGGTGGTGACTCTTGGTGCCACTATTGCTGTTGGTCAGGCAAAGACTGCGCTAGAACCTGTCCTTAAAAAGATATTGGCAGAGGCTGGTAAGAAGAAAAAGATTAAGATCAAACAAGTCAAACCTGTTCTTCATTTCATTCCAAACGAAAATGGAACCACAGAATTATTAGAGTACTCTCAAAAGGGTATGAAAGTATTAGAAGGTGGCATAGAAAAGTTAGAGCAGTATCTCAGAGATCAAGTGGAGATAAATGCCCTATGGGAATATGATAACAAAGTTATTATTGATGAGGAGTTAGGTAAACAACTCACCAAAGAGGGTCAGAAGAGATTCAAAAAGTATTTTGCTGCTCCCAAGGTGATTGCGAAGAAACTTGGGTCAAAGTTTGCATTTTAGATAAGTGTTCCGTGTGCTCTACGAATCTCACGAAGTGCTTCCAGGTTCATATCCTTGGTGCCACCATCATATGCATGAGCATATCCTTCAGTAATCATTTGTTCGTTGAGGGACACATCTGCGTCCCCAACGTATAACCAACCAAGAAGACGCCCATATTTCCCAACCCCACCAACAAGTTCAGTCCTAACAGACAACTCATCATCACCAGCGATAGTCGATTCCAGTTTCTCTTTGAGCCAGTTGGTTGCGTCGATTCCAAGTGCCTTCTCCTCTAGATTTCTCGTTCTCTTCTCTGGCGTATCAACTCCTGCAATTCTAACTCTTTCTTTCTTGTATAGATCAAAACCAAGATCAATGGTGACATCAATAGTATCGCCGTCAAGAACACGATTGATCTCCGTCACTCGAAAGTTGTAGCAGCTCTTCCTGCTTGGTGGTGTCATGGCTCCCATGAGTTTCTCTTTCATCAATGCCTAGTATATAGATGACGATGTATACAACACCCACCATCAAAATCATGATTGATATTATTACACTCCAAACGGGATCATTCAGATTCTCGTGGGGTCTCAGGATTAGATTCATGATGATTAAATGGTGCCCAATGTTCCCACCCATATTTATGAACTAGGTCCATACCTATGATAGGAACACATATCATAGCATAACAAAGACCTCCTAGAAAGAGGTCATTTTGCATTAGTGTAGAGATCATAGTTCTCTAGAAAACTCTATAAACTATATTAGTTTTACTGAGCTTCTAAGTCATCCCTCTGTGTGGGAACCACAACATCAAATGGAATAACAGGTTTAGGTTCTGGAGGTGGTGGTGTTGGTTCTACAGCTATCACCACGTCCGCACATATTGCTGCGTAAGGACTTTGGGGATGAAACATTACTCCTGATTTCATTGCTTCACCACACTTCAACAATCTAACAAGTTCAAAATCAAGTCTAGCTTTATCTGCCTCTGCTTGTTGTCTTGCTATTTCAACTCTTGCTCTTTCTTTACAAAGTTCTAAACTTCCTCCATCAAGAGGTACCTGAACACCAAAAGATATACCCATGTTACCATTACCAGTGGTATATTGTTCTGGATCCCAGTTATAGTTTCTTGATCCAAGAATAAAAGGAGAGACCGACATAGTCGGTCCTTGACATTGAACTCCACCACCAAAAGAGTTGATAGCGAATGGTCCTTGAAGAACCTGAACAGCTTGATTGGTAACATTGCCAGTAGCTGCTGCAGAAGGTCCTGCAATATTCGTATTTTGTGGAGCTCCTTCAGCCAGTACGTTACTGGGTAAACACACTGACGCTAGTAGTAAAGCTCTCAATAGTCGTTGTCCTATCAATGCTCGTCTCCGATGCTATACCGGGACCCAAAAATGTTTCACTGAACTGAAATGGAGCCCCTTGATCTTGTATTGTATAAATCGAGTCAGGTCCTGGATTATCAGGTAAATTAATGTTAGTTCCAGAGACCGTATATGACTCACCTGTGGTGTAGTCTATTTGTCTGATTACTTCTACGACCGTAGTGGTAGAAGTAGTGTCTTGATTCACTGTCCCCCTGGTAAATGCGGGTGTGTTAGCTTCAACGGGTTGGGGGAATCCATAAAGGACTCCCAACAACCCACCGATTAGGATAGTTGCTGAGAGATTTTTATTCATTTTAGTTGAATACAGAGAGCTCAACAGTACGTTGACCAATACCAGTAGATCCTGCTCCACCAGCCGTGATCGTAGGAATGCTAGTACCAGAAAGTGTACCAGCCAGAGTTCCAGCCGTTCCTCCAGTATTAGTGACTGAATCACTATACAAGTTAGGAGCTGTGATTTGTCCTGAATTACAACAGGTCTGTGAGGTTACCACAGTGTCGCCCACAAGAGTGGTTTCTGAGAATGTGAATGCTTGTCCATCAGTCTCGATGGCATAGTCACCTGCTGAAATTGTTGCGGGTGCTGTAGCCGACGATCCTGTCAATCCACCCAATGTCGTTACTGCAATGTTACTACCTGAAACGGAATAAGATGAACCAATCCTTGTGGATTGGACAGCTGGACCATCAACGGTAAGTTGAATAGAATCTGTGATTCTAGAAGTAATTTCTGCAGACGACACTGGTGATACGAGAAATAAAGTAGAAGTGAGAAGAAGTAATCTCTTCATAAATTCATACCTTATTAGTGCTCCTTTATTTAGAGGATATATATATTTCAGTCTCACTAGCATTATGCAAAAACTTATCAACGTCCTGGCC